ATTTCAGACGTTGCAAGGTTTGGCGCGTTAGCGGCGGTAAAGGCGTCGTCAGGATATGGGCATTCGTCGGTGTTCGCTGCTGGCACCAAATTGGCGTAGCCGGCAGACACGAAGAATTTGCGCCACGATCCGGTGCCGGTCGGGTCTGGTGCGCCCCATGCTGTCCGCTCGGTTTTGGAGAGGGAATAGACCTTGAACGGGTAGCGGCCAACCCGCGCTGCTCCAGCCCGCGCCAATTGGGTAGCTGTAAAAGTAGCGTCGTCTCCGTTAGAATTTCCGGCACTACTTTCGCAGCAAACGCGGAAGTGGTAGGTTTGGCCAGGTTCAAGCGCGTCTATTAGCGAACCAACAGGTAGTTCAACGGTTAAAACTTCCCAGAACCGCAGCCCGTTAGGTAATTGAATGCGGGCTGTTTCGTGGCCGTAATCGTCGGTCAATCCGTATTCAAACCAGACGGTGGTGACAAGGTTTCCGCCGTCAACGGTTGCGTTAAGAATTGCGCTTGTTTGCGTTATTTCAGTTGCCGGTTGAGTTATGGCGAACGGCTCGTAATCGTCGTCCCCTTGGCGTCGAACTGGGCCGGGGCAATTGATGTCTGACCGCTGAAATTGACGGATGTCTAATCGGTTCACTTCGGAGTCGTCATCGTATGCTTCTCCACCGTCGAGTTCAGCAGCGGCAGCAGTCAACCATGCGGCGTGCGCGTCAATGACGGCCACAAGGAAATACACGACGCCGGGCTGCGTTGGCTCAGTCATTGCCAGAGCCATGTCAGTCCCTCGGCTGGAGTCGTTACCGCCTGGGCCTCCGTAAAAATACCGAAACGAGAGCCAGCCGTGTGCGGTGCGTGGATCGGCTGAATGGAGCAACTCGGCAGAAATACAGCTCTCCCCCTTCGGCATCCAATCTTGATCGCCAGCATTTGGAATGCGGTCAAAAGTAGCGCGAATGTAAATGTAATACATCGAAATCGTTAAGGGGTCGGTTTGCTCTGGGATTTCGATTTCGCACAAGGACAATACCCCTCCAGTCAGCATATCGCCAAATTCACGATCCGGTTCATCTGGGTAAGGGTTGGGAGTTACATTTGGAACGACCGCACTTCCTGCCTCACCATGAATCCGAAACAAATTTACGTAGCCTTCGCGCACAAACACCCTACGCCACGAGTGCGATCCAATCGACAATTGCGGCCCAGCATTTGTTGCAAGTTCGCTCCGCATTCCATCGGAAATTGTAAAGACCTCAAGAGGATAACCCGTTTCTAAGATTTTGGTTGTCTTAGTTTTGGAAGTCAATTCCGCGTGCCATCCGGTTGTTCCTTCAACAATGCGAATGTCTTTAGAGCTGCGCGGCGTGCGCTCGACCATGTTCCGAAAAATCTGACGGAACAAATTAGCTAAGTTCCCAACGGCTGACGGAATTTTGAAGAGCGGCGTCATCTTATGTTATGTCGGCGGCCGCGTAATAGAGTTCCGCAAATTCGTCTGTGAACTGATATTCAATTGACCATTGCTGCCGCTGTCCGTAGGTAACAGAGTTGGCCGGATACTTTTGAAGCCACCAGCCAGTAGGCATTTCGTATTGGGCTGGAATACTTTCCCACTGTTTTAGCTCGGTTGTTGTAAATATTTTTCCCACGTTGTAATAGAGGATGGGATAATAAGACGAGACCGGCAGAGTAATGGTTTTGCGAAACGTGACGCCATGATTAAGGAACGAATCTTTGTTGGCGAGCCGGTCGTCGAAGAATTGCAAGCAATCGGCTGCATCGCCAAGCCCTGCAAGGTCGGCAATTTCACTAACCCTTCCCGTAGCGTTGGAATAGTCTGAGGCGTAAGATTTTGTAGGTTTTTCTTCAAGCTCTTTGATAAGATTCAAAATCATTGATGCCTTCTTTGCGCTAATTTTTGTAATGAACACCGGCGACAAGCGCGAATCTTGCGTCATGTCTTGCCCGATCAATTCAATGACATGCGTAGTTGTTTCATCAGCCATTGTGCCGGTCAATGACCAGCGCGTGTTGTCGTCAATCGGCGACATCTCTAGCGAGTCATAGTAGCCGCTGGCCTTGAGTGATGCGAACTCCGCCGCGCACGCATCGTAAGCGTCAAGCGCACTGCCGCCGGTCACGCCAGAGAACACGCGACGATACATGCGCGTTTCACCCGTGGATTTGTTGTAGCTGCGCGATTCAAATACGGTGGGCGATGAAGTGCTGCCCCTGACGATGGCATAGTTTGGCATAAAATTTACTCAAATACTGTGGCTATATCAGCGCGTGGAACCGGATCGGCATCTCGCATGTTCTTAATTGTTTGAGTCAATTCTTTCAATGCGTTGGTGTTCTGTTGCGTGTTATAAATCATCGGGTTATAGGCTTGAACTCCGACGCCCAGATTGGCCTTAGCTGCTGAGTCAATGGAAATTGGGCCGATGCCGCGAGTCGTCTGGGAATCAAGTCCGGCTGCAATGCCGACGGCTTCCTTTTGCAGTTTGATGGATTCAAGGTCTCCTTTGGTCGTGCCTTTGGCGTTCTCGACTTTAGCCTGTTCTATTAGATCAAGAATTTCCTGCCGCTTTGCAATGTTCTGGTCAAGCGGGTCAAGCTGGGCAACGAGAGCGTTTTGAATTACCTTGTCAAGATCGGCTTGTGCATTTGCGACTTTGATGGGTCGCTCGTTAACAGGATATAGTTTCTCGGTTGATTTTTCTTCCGTGCCGGTCATCCCAATGCCTCCGCCAACGTCGTATTTGTTTTTTTTGTCCGTGCCTTTTATTGCTCCGCCAACCACAGCGGTGAGTAATTCTGTGCCTAGATATTGTGGCCCAGCGGCAATAGTCGCCCCCAATGAGGTCCTTGAATTTATAGCTTTCTGCGCTGCTTTTACGAGTTCTGACATCACGCCGGCAATCGGTTCGGAGGCGATGGAATGCCAACTGTTTTTCATTCGCTCAAAAGCCTTGTCCGCCTTGTCAATTTCGTTTTTCGACTCTTCGCTGATAAGCGGAATGGCTCGGCCTTCTCCAAGTTCTTTCAACCCCTGAATAAACTTGCCGCCGCTTTTGCCAAATAGCTCCTGCATGTCTGACATCATGGCGGGGTTCACATTCATGTCCTTCATGGCAACTCCAATTTTCTTCATCAGATCGAAGTTGGTGACGCTGGCATTGTTTAGGTCGTCCATTGAAACGCCGTATCTATTAAAAGCAGCAAGCTTGTCGTCATCCCCAACAAACGCGCTCTTTCGCGCCGAAGCCATTTTCATTAAAGCTGCTTCTGCGTCACCGGCTTCCAGCCCGAACATTTTGAACGCCTGAATCAATCGCTGCGTTTCTTCAAACGTCGTGTTCTGACGGTCGGCAAAATCGTCAATGGCAAGAGCCGCCTTGGCCACGTCCAGAATCAGAGTCTTGAAAGCCTGAATTGAAACGTAGCTAGCCGCCAATGATTTCAGATCGCCGGAAATCTTGCCGGTCAAGCGGTTCATCGTTTTGCCAACGCGCCCCGCCGCCCGCTCAAATCCGGTTGAGTCGCCGTCAATTACGATCTTTGTTCCGAGCGTGCTCATTGTGTTCCTTTCGCCATCGCTGCTCGGATCGCGTCTATGTCAGGGTTGGCCGTCAATTCCTGGAGCCGTGCGTTCTCCTCGCGCCACTCGGCTGCGGACTTCACCGTGATGCCCCCTTGCCGCTCCGCATTGGCCGCTAGGAGGTGCCGGCCTAGCAGATAGGGGAAGTTGACCGCCTCGGAAAAACTCATGCTTAAATCGGCCATAAAAGCGGACAGGTAAATGAATTCACCGGGACTGCCGACCGGGCCGGAATCATCGCGCTGTTGTTTGGGCAAACACATTGGAATGAGGTCGTCTGATTCCGCGCCAAATCCGCCGGCTGTAAGGTAGTTGGAAAACCTTTTGACGCCGGCGAAGAAATCAAACGTGACGTTGGCTCGCCGGCGCAAGAGCCGCTTTGGCCCGCGTGCAAGCTCTTTGCCCCATGCTTCAAGCTCACGGGCCATCTTATCATCGAGCCGAATTTTACAGCCATCCTCATACGTTCCTGAGCAAATCAGCACGGAGAAGAAAAGGTCGCTGGCCTTAATTTCTTCGCCCGTGACAAACGCGGATTCAAACCGGCGCAACAACATCAAATGACCAGCGGAAAGCGGAAGCAACTCCAGCTTGCAACAGACCACCGGCGCAGGCACGGCGGCAATAAGCCATGCCGATTCGTTCATCTGTTAGCTGGTGATAAGGGTCATGGCGGCTGGACGGTTTTCAAGCTCAAGAGTCACCTGAGCATATCCGTCAACCTCGGCAGATTTTTCGCTGCTGACAACGTAGTAGGTTCCGGCAACCTGAGCGTCGGTAGAGCAGGTTACAACCACGGTTGAACCTTCGCTGGGAGCTAAAAACTGCGCGTAAGTTCCGGCCTTAGTGGTCGCCAAAACTTTGCCGGTCACACTAAGCGAATCGTGAGGATCAGAAAAAACCTCGTTCACCGTGAGACCGTCAAACGATTTCGCGCTGGTGCGCGTTTTAGCCTTGGCCGCGTTGAATTTGACCGACTGAATCAGCATCGTGCCGAGACCGTCTGCCGTGTAATTCCCAACCGTTCCCGCGCCGATGGCGGCAATGGAAAGGTCAGCGTTCAGCGACCAATAAAGTGCGGTTGATCCTCTTTGAATTTCTGTGTCAGCCATAAATTTGTTTTCCTAATGTTGGTGATAAGGTGTGCTTATCGTGGTTTGTTGTCAATTTGTTTTGTTGAGTGCCGCCTGCAATTTCTTGTTTGCGTAGGCCCGCCAATCGTTTTGCATTTCGAGCATCCCCTTTTGCATGGCTGCGTCCATCTTGGCCTGCCCTGCCGGTTGCACGGTTTGCGTTTTTGTTCCCTTCTCCGTTTTGTAAGTCCACGCGGCAAACAAAATGCAGCGCGTCACCAGTCCAATGCCGAGCGAACGTGCCGGTTTTCCGTAGCTGTAATCATCCTTGAATTTGCTATTTCGCTGCGGCTTCCCGATGTATTTAGCAATGTCATTCATGCCCTTCACGAAACGGGATTTCAGGAAATAGAGATGAGAGACGCGACGGCCAACTAGCGTTTTCGCCGCTTGTGAAACGCTGCCGCCGAAACTCAAATCAAGGCCGGAAATGCTCCCGTGTTTGTTGACGTAGCTACCGACGATGATGTTGCGAGCCTGTCCGCCGTGGTTTTTTATGTGGCGCGGCTTCTTAAATGACCCGCCCTTCTTGTTGAAAATCTCGCGGGTGCCGTTAGTTGTCAGCATCGCCTCAATCTTTGCCCGGTCGCCAACCGGACACGCCGCAAACGCGGACTTCGCGCAACGCAAAGCCATGTCGTTAATCACAACATCCTTTGCACGATGACTGCGAGCGGTTCGAGCCTTGAAATCACGGTTGAATTCTCGAAGGTCAAATTTGACGAGCGGCGCAATCATCGGTCGGTCTCCGTTGCGTCGAGTAAAATAAAAGTGGTGCGCGTCACCCAGGAATTGCCAATCATGTCCTGCTGCGCTCCACCAAGCTTCCAGCCAGCCACGCTGAAATCGGCCTGCGTTGCGTCTAACAGGTTAGTCAACCCCAATACGTTTAGCATGTCGCGCACCGCTTTGACCCGGCCCGTGTGAACCGCCCGCAAATCAACTGCGGCACCAGATGAATCAGCACGCCCGGCGGCGTCCGTTACAACCTTGACTTCAACTTCGGCGTCCCAATGACCGCTGCGTTGCAGCCCGTCAACATCCGTCGGTGAGATAGCCTTGCAAACTACGCAAACGTGATCCGTCGCAAGGTCGTCATACACCAGCGACACAAGCACCGGCACCGGGCCAGCGGTCAATGCTGCGTCCACGCTGCCGGCAATGACGCTGCGAAACGCTTCCTCAATCTTCGATTCAAGAATTAGTTCAGCCATATCATTTAGGATTTGCACCGTTCGCTAGCAGCATCGTTACCAACGGATTCTCCGCGCTGGCCCGCACCGTGCCGACGATGTAGTTGACGCCGGCCACGGTGACGTTGCGACCTTGCACCGGAGCCGTAGCTAGGTCGTCGGCAAGATAGTTCACGCTGGCCGAGTATTCGCTGAACAAGCCACCGTCCGACGGCGTGCTGCCCTTGGTGATGCGATTAAACACGCACGGCACCGCGGTGCCTGCGTAGGTGAACGACTGGCTTCCGCTTGTCGTGATCGTCTCACGAAATGCGGCGATAAAATCGGCAAAAATTGCTGCGGCCATAATTAAAAACCCCGCCCCCGGTTTCCCAGAGGCGGGGATGAAACAACACGAACCAAAACTTGTTAACCGATGATGCCGGCCACGTGCTCACTTTTTACACAGCTCACCCCCCATGCACAGGCGATCTCGAAATGCACCATGCGGAAGCCGGGATACATTGCGAGTTCAAACGAGATTCCGCTGCGAGGGTCGGTGATGGTCGCACGATCAATCGCGAGGTCATTCGGGACGCTGGCCGGAAGGCGAGTCGAGAGGACGATGGCGTTGCGGCTGAAGGCCACGTTGCGGGCCGAGGTGCCGAAGACCGTGATGGCCGCGTTATCGGCAACCGCAGCCTGAAGGCCGGGAGCGTTGATGACAATCGTGCCGCTGGCCGAGGTCGAGCCGGTCGCGACCACATATTTCTGCGCTCCACCAGTCGTGCCGGTGATGCTCAGAATGTCGCCGGCAACAATGCCGGTCGTGTTGACCGTGCCGGTGTCAAACGTGATGGTCGTGTCGCCAACCGCACCCGCACCGTTGAACAGTGCGCCGGTCATCGCGCCAGCAGTAGTGGACTGTATCTTCGCGGACTGGCGAAGGTTGAAGCCGTAAAGGTCGCCGAGCGTTCCCTGACGAAGCAGGTTGCCGCCGTCGCCGGCCTCGTTGACTTTGTAGAGGTTGGAGGTGCTGCGAAGAGCCACGGCAGCGGTCGTATTGAACACAGCCGAACGGTCAGAAGAGGGTGCTCCGTTGTCGTCGAGGATTTTCTGGGCCTGCGCGAAGTCGGCGAGAACCGGCGCGGTGCCAGCAGTTGCACCGAAGAAACGGCTGACGCCATTTTTCGCAGCCACGGCGCAATCGACTTCGATTTCGTTCACGGCGGCGCGGATGGCCTGCGCGATCTGGCCCTGCTGCAACGAAAGATAACCGGGGCCGTTGTTCACGGACTTGATTTCTTCCTGCGTCCAAGAGAACGGAAAAGCCCGCTGCTTAGAAATGCTGTGCGTAACATAACCGATGGTCTGGTAAGCCGCCGACGGGAAGCTCATCGCCGGGGTGATGTCTTTGCCGGCAGAGTTAGAAGGCGTGATCGGAATGCGAATGTTTTGGTTTGCGGCGATGGTGTCAGCGGACGGGTCAAGCTGAACTGCGGGAATGAATCCGACCAGTTCGCGGGACACAACATCCAAGGCGCGGTAAGCGTCTGGAATCAAATTTGTAAGAGTGTTGGGCATAAATTATTTGTGGTTATTTGAGTTTGCCGCCGTTCTTCACGAAAGACATCGCGTCGTAGGCGGGCATTTTTGCGAATTCTTCGCGGGACATTTCCTGCATGGAGTTTTGATTCTGTGAATCAGAATCAAGTTTGACGACCGGCCCGCCTTGTCCAGCAACAATAGCCAGAGCCTTGCGGTTGGCTTCAAGGTCGAGTTCGGCTTTGCCGTCGGCGAGAGCCTTTTCAGCCGACACCTGAGCGGCGATGGCTGAATCCTTGGCGATGTTCGCGGCGGCGAGATTGGTTTGAAGCGTCGAAATTTCAAGGGCGAGATTTGACGCCGTTTCTTTTGCATCAACGAGTTCGGCAGACTCTTGGCGAGCCGCAACCGTAGCGGCTTCCGCAAGGGCTAGCTTGCTTTTCGTCTCTGCGAGTTCTTCGATTAAAGTCATAAGTTTTACTTCTTGGGATTATTAGTCAGCCTAATCATCCGCATTGTCAAATTTATTTTGTAAAGAGTTTCATTGCGGCCTCAAGGCTGTCGGCGGTTCCGTCGCAGAATCCTTTGGCCGCGCCGATCTTTCCGCTGAAACATTGGCCGTCCATGTCTTCGTCATCAACTGGCCGGTATAGCTTCACAAATGCTTTGAACTCGCCGGCAATGGCGTCAACGTCGGCCTGGGTTTCGGCAATCATTCCTTCCGTCACCTTGCCATCCGCGCCGAGTCCTTTAGAGACTCCGCTGGCAATGCGCGTGAGCTTCAGGCCCATTGATTCAAGAAAGCCTGTCGCGTCAGTCAGCACCGTGTAGCAGCCTACGGAGCCGATGCCACCGGAGCCGAGGGAGACGATGGCGTTTGCGCCCGCTGCGATCCAGAGCGCGGCGGAATAGCAGTCTCGCGCAAACACGCGGACGGGCTTTTCACCGCCGGCTTGGATCGCGGCAATCTTTGCGGCCAATTCTGGAATGCCTGTAACCATTCCGCCCGGCGAATCAATCGCCAGCCAGATAGATTTGACCGCCTCATTTGCCATTGCCTCGTCGAGGTCTTCGCCCACGTCTTCAGGGTCAACGTAGCCAAAAGCGGCGGCGATAGACGGAAGGCCGGTTGCCAGCACGCCAACGACGGGGATGATGGCAACGTCGCCAACGATCTCAGTGCGCTGAATCTGGTCGCCGTAGATGTCGTGCATAATTTCTCCGCCGATGTAACGCTCGGCAACCTGGCCGAAACTTTCTTCGGCGTGCGTAAGTTGGGCAGCCCAAACTTCCGGCGAGCAGCACACGGTTTTTACGGTCTTCAATTTAGTCAGCAGCATTGGTTTCCTTGGTTGCTTCAGGCGGGACGGTGGGAGTGTTCTGAGTGCGTTGCGAAAATAACGTCAGCACATATTCCATCGGCAGTCCGTATTGGTCGGAATAAATTTTGGCGTCGGCTAATTGCTCGCCGACATAATCCTTAATCTCAGCGCGAATCTTTTGATGATTCTTTCCGTCGGCAGCGCGGACACGTTGCACGGAAGTAATTCCAAGCTTGAACTCCTCTCTTTTTATCGTGCTCGAATAACCCTTGTCAGCAGTGAATTCTTCCGGTGGGACGTGATAGAAATTGCGCCACGAATTAGGATTTGACGGCATAGGAAGTTCGCCGGACTTAATCGCTTTGCACACGCGCCAGCAATCAATCTGCCACGCGATGCGCTGAAGGATGGTTTGCCGCGCCTCAAAAGAATACTGGGCCAGCTCCATAATCATGCGAAGGGACGCCCCGCCGGTCTGCGTGGCGTTGTAGAGTTCGTAAGGCCAGCCAATACTCAAGAACGCATTGCGCTGAATCATGTTCCAAAATTCGCGCTGGTCGGATGATGGGCGGTTGCTACCGTTCGGAAACTCAACCTTGCTCCCGGTGTTGGCCTTAAAAACGCGCATCGAAACGCCGTCCTCGGTCTGCTGCCAGATGCTGCCACCGTTGACTCCGGTGGTCGTCGAGAATTCGTCAGCGTTCGGGTCTTGCACTTGGCCAGCCTCGTTGTATTCGATGACGCTATGCGCTCCTTCGGCCTTGAGTGCGAGCTTCGTGAATCGCCGCACTTGCTCCAAATCCTTCCAGTCAATCGCCGCGCTGCCAATCGGCGGAATGCCTCGCGCTTGACCAGAATAAACCGGTTCATATTCCAGCACGGCGTCAGCAGTCAGCACTGGGTTTCCGTCTGCGTCGAACGTGTTGACGCACGAAATTTCCTCCTGCTTTTGACCAAGTGAATCAAAGAGGCAAACGGCTACGGTTCTCAAATAGGAATCGAGGATCACGCCGTCGCGGTAACTCATGCCGGCATAAATTCCATCTGGCATTACCGGCGTGCTCATGTGCCAGGTGTTACCGATGCGGGAAGCGGGAATTGTCTGGATCATCGGGTATCCGTCATCGCAAAACTTGCGGACGAAATCGCCGTCAAGGTCGAGCGCGATGCTCCAATTTTTCAGCGTGCCGGCCCAGTCAAAGGGTGAGCCGCGAGTGTTGAAAACCTTGTGCCATTCCCTCAACATCTCAACGGCCTTGTCGCCCCATTCCTTGTCCGCTGGGTCGCCGATGAATTGAGGCGCGAAAGATTCAGAACCGGAGCCAACGCACAATTCAGATTTCAATTTGATGGCCCACTGGAGTTGCGGCGAATTGGCGAAGATATCGTGCGAAGCATCGCGAAGATTTGACCGCGAACGGAAGCCAAGGTTGTCTTCGATGTCGGGCCGAAGCTGCGGCGACGTGGTGAAATTCGTGGAAGCATACGCTGCCTTGATGAGTTGGCCGG